ACTTCCTCACGATTGATAATCTTCCACAACAGCACATCAACATCCATCGACCACAGATCCGACTTGCGACCACGCCTCCGGACCTGGATCCCGTAGAATCTAGCAGCGGAGAATAGAGCTTGCCGAATACCAGGATCATCTGGCCAGTAACCCTCATCATTTATGAGCTTCCAAGCTGTACCTTCCGAAACGCCCCAGAGCCTCGCTACCGCACGATATCCTCCTGAGTGGAGGAATACCGCATAAGAGAACTCCAACGCCTCTTTGATACGTGTATGGCTGGGAACATTGATTTCAGGATTCATCATTCACCAGGGAACTCTCTATATCGCAGATCGTCCGGTATAGCCTCTCTCTTCTCTTTTGTATTTCCAGTCATTTGCTTCATAAAGAATGGGATACCATGCTCAGCACACTGATACCGTATCGACCTGGCCCAATTCGGATCCATAAATCTTCCACCAGCTCCACTCTCACCACCAACGATCACCCACTGGACCCCACCATTCTCTAAAATATGACGCTCATCAAATTCAACCGGACCAATCATCGGCTCAACACTTACAAACCTGACTGAAGCTGGAACTGAAAGCAGCAACGGAATCCGCAGATCCGCCATCTCCTGATTCTCCGCAGTAACTCCAAGCCAGACATGGGGATTTTCCTCCCACCAAGAACTGTGAATAATATTCAGAACATTCTCAGGTCTTTTCGTCAGGAGCAAATAACAATGATGGGGATAATCATTCATCAATTGCATAGCATCTTTTCTCCATTCTTCTGGAACGTCTTCATGAAAAAAGTCAGACCATGAGCAAACAAACACATAACCAGGTTGCCAATTACTAGGAGCCATAAAAGTCTTATCCGCTGTCCGTCTTATCTCAGTCGGATCATTCCCCCATCTCTTCTGATCCCGAAACATGTAGCAATTCTCACAACCCTTAGATACCTTCGTGCATCCGACCCAAGGATTCCAGGTATGATCTGTCCAAGCAATTCCACTATTCTTTCCCATCAGACACCTCTTTATCATTCACCCTACGATGCCCACGCATCGCAAACTCAGTAATGAAATCATCAACCTGCTCCAGAGCATGCCGGAGTAAATCAAACGAAATTCTAATATCATGATAGGTTTTCACATCAAAGGAATACTTATCAGGCTCCACGACCACCCTCACTGTAACGTAATCAGGAATAATAACCTTCATTTCTTCACCCAACCTTTGCCGGAGCAATGCGGACATCGAACCTCACCAGGATGACCCAGCGAGGAACCAGCACCAGAGAAGCGGAGCATCCCGTAAAGTGATGGCTGTTTAGTCTGCTCGATGCATTCATCCAAATAAGAATAAAACACATCCGGATCAACCTCAAGTTCCTTGCATCGTCTAAAAAACTGCATCTTGCTAAAGCCGAAATCACAGAGCTTGGTAACGCTTTCGTCACCATCCTGGTACTGATTCCCGAAATATGCACCAGGACCAGGCAGAGCAGAACGAACCAACTCGGTTGTTTTCCTCCGCTGCAATATCCAGCCAGTAAATGAAACCAATAAACCTTCAAAATCATTCTGCTCTTTTGCATAAGCCTTGTTCGCAGCCCATACCGCCTCAGCCTGGAAAGACTCAGCCGGATCCGTATAAGATTGGACATCGATCGTGGGAACAGGGATCAAATCATTCGTCATTCGTAACTCCTTATAAAACCCATCTCTAGTAGATCAAACAGAACAAAGCCAGCGACCACCCCGTAGAACAATGGCGGTTGAACAAAGCTATCCGTCAACCGCCACAACTGAAAGTGGAAGTACAACACTCCGTAAACGACCAGGAAAATTACAGATCTCATTAGAATGCAACCCCATATTTTTCAACATTACGAATCCATAACCTTGCTGTATTAGCAGTTACCCCCATCGTGTCAACTAATAATTTTATCGTTGCGGGATCATATTTCTGTCTTGAATGAGAAGCATACGTTGCAATGTTATATCCACCGTTCGTATCATGGGTTTTGAAATTATCAAAATACCATTGCTCAATTTCTCTAACCTCATCTTTTGTAATCGAGCCTGGGAATTCCTCCAACACCCGAAACTTAAAACTTTCAGCCCCATACTTATTCCAAGCGTTCTGTAAAACAGGATGGTGCTGCCCTTTGTTATTATTCAATAGAGATCGCCAATTGTCCCACCTATCCGCAAACGTTGTTTGAGTCGATCCGATATAAGTTTTATTATTCACTTTATTTATGATGATATATATTCCGCTCATTCTTCCCTCTAGATATTTCTATAAATAATATTCCGAATAGTAGAACCTGCAACTCCAGAAATAAAAAAGCGATTCCGTTTCCAGGGTAGGATGTGAGGAATCGCTTTCTTATAAATTTTAGCACATCCTACCCAACATTCATTTTACCACAGATCATTAGGCATTGAACCTCCAATGGGGTGGGCTGACTTTCACCAGCCAGTATCCTGCGATAGAGTAGCACCCCATCAGTTATAGATTATTATTTAGGAACATTCCCAGAGTTTGCCATATCAGCAGCAGCGTCTGGAGACTTCCCAAGATCACGCCAGCCCCGATAGAACTTCATCCAAGAGATCGCAGAGACCTGAGTTGCGTAACCAGTTTTACAACGATCCAATGCAGCCTTCGCAGAGAAGTAATTCTCAGATAAGCCTTCGGTAACAACAGCCGTATAAATCTCATCCGATCCTGGAGTACCAGTAGCTCGAACTGGCTCACCTTCAATGACATCGCCAGCAGCCAGGGAATCAGCATAAGCATTGATAGCATCAGCGATATCACCTGGCTTGTTGGAAACAATCCATTGGCAATATTCTTTATCCGCAGCAAACAACCATGCAACGTCTGGAGCATTACCGCCATTGAGCTTCTTAGCTTTCTGGAAAGGAACCAAGACGGTCCCAGGATTGCCAGACACCGGAGCTGAAGCTGGAGCGAAGGAACCTTCGATCACCCCGTCCATTTCCTCAGCCGGAGTAGATTCATAACCAGCCATCTTGATAATCCAGGAATAGGACAAGCGATAAGCTTTCCCCGTAGCCCTAGTGATCGCCATCGACTTCCTAGCATACCTGGCCCGATTGCCCCAGACTGGATTACCAGAGCGATCGACCTCATCAAGAGATCCGCATTCAGCAATCCCACGACCGATCACTTTACCATCAGCGGTAACGATTTCAACAACAGCCTCGAACACACCTGGCTCGATCTCTTCCACGCTCACAGTCCTGGGAGTAACACCGAGCATAGCACCAAGAGTGGTCCAGCCTTCGACACGAACATATTCCTTACCATTGATATTGGAGTACAGCCCCAAATCCCGAATCATACCAGTCAAGGAAGTCGCTACTTCCTTAGCAGCAGCGATCACAGCACTAGGATTAGAGAAGGTCATTTGACCTAGGGAAACTTGAGATCCTTCTTGAACAGATAGAGCTTTATCATCAGTCATATTATCCTCCAATTGAATAACTAAAATAGAAATGAACCTTCAGCTTCAGCGAAAGCATCATCAGGAATCAGGATATCACCGCATAAAGTACAGACCTGGACCATCTGCCTGGAATCGCACAGCTGGCCAGCAGCGATATACATGTAGCCAATCTCATCATCGATCAGAGATTCAGCGGGATGTTGACATTTATTTGGGGTGGGGGTTTCAAGGGAATCTTCCATACTCGGCTCCTCGGTAGACTTATAGTATAGCATAGGTTTCACTTATTTGAAACGTAAATCATAACCAACCTCACTAGGTTCTTCCAACAGGGACTTGCAATCCTTACAGATCCACTCGACCCCTTTCCAATCCCATGCCCAGGGATACTCACGCCGGACATTGATCCCACAGTCCTTGCAGATCGGCTTCCCACAATGATCGCACTGGCGATCCGCAGCCTTGAAATGCAAGGTTCCTTCAGGAACACCGTCATGATGGATCACAGGAACCACGCCACTTCCATAGTACCTGAATGATAGAGCCGGAGCCTCGCACTGACATCGAACTTTAGTCTTCATCGGTCACCTCATTGAATACAGATTTAGGAATAGTAATCATACAATCGTGCCGATGCGGATCCGGATGATCATCCAGAACAATCCGCAGGAATTGAAATCTTGAATAATCGAAATCAGGGAGATCAACCTCTTTTATTTCAAGATTGGAATTATTATCAGCAGCGAATATTTGTAATTTCATGAATCACCTTCCTTGAGAACAATCAATAACAGGATCACGCCGAACACAAAGCCAAGTACATACATCATGAATCACCTTCCTTCAAATCCATCAAATTTATAGACGTGTTTATGTTCCGTTCTATCAAAAATATACCGAGCGACCAACGGACGTTGCTCAGATACTCTTCCACTTCTAACCGGAATAAATTCTGGTGGCTCAGAAACCGGAATCAAAATCGTCCGGAGTATCGGTTCTCGGCTTGATGCCTCCTGTTTTATTTCTTGTCTAAATGGATTCTTCATCAATCACCTTCCTTGAATAGATTAGTTTGCCGACCGAACTCAACCAGGGCAGCAGCCTCCAGCTGGGAAGCGGTCCAGAACAGATCCTTCGCCCTGGCCTCAAGCTCAGCCT